GTGCGGTACCTGCATAAAGAAGAACCGGTGCATGGAGAGAAGCCGCTTACAGGCATGCAGAGGTTACATAAAAAAGGACCCAGGCAGCGGCAACTGTCATAGGTCCGAAAACAAAAAAAATTGTACACCCTCATTATACGGAGGGAGAAGGAGAATTGCAAGATGGTAAAAGCGAAGTTTGTAGTAGATAACAGGGAAGCAGGAGAGACCGCGGACTGTGGTCTGATTGTAGCAATCGGTTTGGGAGAGATGAAAGAAGAGAACCAGTTTCAGTTAGCCGTAGTCGGCGGTAAAGGGTTAAGGGGTTCTATGATGGTACAAGGCTTAGCAGATGGCATAGCAGAAGCAATCAGCCGCATGACTGATAATGATATGCAGGCAATCGCAATGCTGACAGCATTTATAGAAGAGACCGAGAGACGCTGCAAGAAAAAGATATTGGAAAGGCTTACGAATGGTAACTAAAAAGCTGTTTAACAGCCGGGAAGAGTGGCTGCAGGGGAGAAAGAACCATATAGGCGGTTCGGATGCGGCTGCCTGTGTGGGACTAAATCCTTATAAGGATAACGTGCAACTCTGGGAAGAAAAGGTAGGACTGGTGCTTCCGGAAGACATTTCTGATAAGGATTATGTCCAGTATGGAACAGAGGCGGAAGAACATCTTCGTGCGCTGTTCGCGTTGGATCATCCGGAATACAAAGTCTTTTATGATCCGGATAACATGTTTACCAATTCTAAGTATCCCTGGATGCATGCTTCTTTAGACGGGGAGCTTCTGGACAGTACCGGACGTCATGGGATCCTGGAGATCAAGACCACAAACATCCTTCAGGGTTCCCAGTGGGAGAAATGGAGGGATAAGATCCCGGATAATTACTTCTGCCAGGTACTTCATTATCTGGCAGTAACAGAATACGATTTTGCAGTCCTAAAGGCCCAGATCAAAAGTGGACAAGGGGAACGGATGCGGATCGAGACAAGACATTACTTTATTGAACGTAAAGAAGTCGAGGAGGATATAGAGTGTCTGGTAGAGTCAGAACGGAAGTTCTGGAACTGTGTGATCACAGGTACCAGGCCGGATCTGATTCTCCCGGCAATATAGGAAAAGGAGAGCGTACATGATGGAATTGAAGATCTACAGCCCGCAGGATACGGGCTTTATCCAGAAGATCGACTGGAACTATGACGAACTTAAAAAGGAGATCGCAGCAGCAATAGAAAGCTATGCCAATTCTGTTTATACAGATGACATGATTAAAAAGGCCAAGGAAGACAGGGCCAAACTGAATAAGGTATCAGATGCATTAAAGAAGGAACGTACCCGTATCCGTAAGAAGCTCTTGGAGCCGGATGAGCAGTTCGGAAAAGAGGTCCAGGAAATTACAGGCATGATCCAGAAAGCAGCCTCTAACATTGATGATCAGATCAAAGGCTATGAAGAACGCCTGCGTGAGGAAAAGACCGCCAAGGTCAGGGAGTTCTATGAGGATAACATCCATGACATTGGCAAGTATCTTCCGTTTGAACGTGTGATGCAGCCAAGATATGCCCTTGCTTCCACTACAATGAAGTCCATTAAGGAAGAGATCCTGGCGCTGATCCAGAGGGTGGATGAGGGCCTGGCTGTCTTAAATGAAGTGGACAGCCCTTATGCCGGTGATATGAAGAAAATCTTTTTGGAGACTTATGATATCGGCGCGGCCATGGCAAAAAGAAACCAGCTGGAGGCAGAGGAACAGAACCGCAGGCTTTACCAGGAAGAAATGGCAAGGAGAAAGGCAGAGCAGGAAGCACAGAGGAAAGCCGCAGCTGAGAGCGTGATGGCAGCCGGAAGACAGGAAAACGTACAGGCAGATCCTGCAGGACCGGTTAAGGCAGAAGAACCTAAAATGGAGACCGTAGAAGAGCCGGTCAATGTGATCGATTTCCGGGTCTATGCCACCAGGGAGCAGCTGATGAAGTTAAAAGGATTTTTAAAAGATAATGGCATCCGGTTTGAGCCGGTACCGAAACAGTAAGAGGAGGACATAGAAATGGCAGTAGCAAACAAATTAGTAAATAAGCCGGTACAGAAGGTAGAAACTACAAAGTATATGGCAAACGGTATGCAGGTAACACTTACACCTGGAACAGTAAAGAATTATCTGATCAGCGGGGATAAGGACAGGGTATCTGATCAGGAAGTTGCGATGTTTATCAACCTGTGCCGCTTTACCGGTCTTAATCCATGGCTTCGTGAAGCGTACTGCATCAAGTATGGAAATGAGCCTGCTACTCTGGTAGTTGGAAAGGACGCATATTTCAAGAGGGCAGAGGCACATGCAAGCTATGACGGCATGGAAGCAGGTATCATTGTCCAGAACGAAGAAACAGGTGAGATTAGTTACAGACAGGGAACGTTGAAGCTTTCCGGTGAAATATTAGTGGGAGGCTATGCAGAAGTATTTCGCAAAGACAGAAGTCACAGTTTCCGCATGGAGGTTTCTTTTGATGAGTATGCAGGTAAGAAGAAAGACGGAAGCCTTAATTCGCAGTGGTCCAAGAAGCCTGCAACCATGATCCGGAAAGTTGCAGCAGTGCAGGCATTAAGGGAAGCTTTTCCGCAGTCATTTGCAGGCATGTATGTAGCGGAAGAAATGGGAGCTGCAGAGCCGGAGTATGCAGCAGGAGATGTGATTGATCCGCAGACACAGCCGGTTATTGAAGAAAAAGCAGATGTGCAGCAGCCTGTTCCTTCAATGCCACAGCCACAGATGGATGCAGCTGATGACTTTTTCAATTAGAAAGCATGATAGAAAGGAGGTGATCAAGGCATGGCGATAACATTTGATAGCATTGGCAATGGCGGGCTGCAGGAGAAGTTCAACATGGCCCTGAGACAGATCGGAAGGAACATCCTGGATCCGAACATGGATCCGGAAGCTGCCAGGGAAATGACGATCAATATCAAGTTCAAACCGGCCGGGCGTGGGAACCTGAAGGTAGAGTATAACGTGAAGCCGAAACTGGCCGGATTTAAGAAAGCGGAGACCATGTTCCTGGTGGGACAGGACTCCAGTACGGGCCGTATTGATATGTCAGAGCCGGGAAGCAGGCTTCCACAGGTCAATCCGGTACAGGAGATCCCTGCAGCTGCTTATGAAGAGGTCAGCCCCGGCAGAAGGGTGGATCCGGAGACCGGTGAGATCTTTGAGGACAGAAGGAACGGGCCGATCGACTTAAGAAGACAGCAGGCATGATAAAAAAGATAAATGAGTAAAGGAGAGATGATCGATGTTAGAAGGTTTAAAAGATGCCCTGGAGCATGTGGAAGATCTTGCCAGGGAAAATGAGAAAACAGAAGTAGTGGAGATCTGCGGCCATACATATGCCAACAAGACACTGAGAAGATATGATACGGCTAATTATGCCGATCCTGTAAAGGCCACGACCCTTTCAGCACTGGCAGATTACATCGTAAACTGCAGGGAAGAGTTTACGGAAGGCAGAAGGATGATCATCCATGTAGTAAGTCCTACAAAAGTCAGGCTGATGTCTGCCCTGGATGGGGAACGTAAAAGAGAGGTCCTGTTTGAAACAGATGCCCAGGTTTCCGGCTTCCACTTTGACCAGTGGTACGACCAGGAAAGTTTTATGATCAGCCTGCAGGCTAACTTTGCAAAAACAGCGGATCTGGATGCAGTGCTCCTGCTTGCCGGAAATATTGAAAGAAAGAATGAACAGACCTATTCCGATGACGGTTGTACCCAGGTGGCAACTATGACTGTGGGAGTAGCAGCCAAGGCAGATGCGATCGTACCAAACCCGGTCCAGTTAAGACCTTACCGTACCTTCCAGGAAGTAGAACAGCCGGTCAGCCAGTTTGTATTCCGTATTGGAGACAGAGGCACACCAGAATTTAAGCTGGTGGAGGCAGAGGGCGGCATCTGGAAGACAGAAGCAGTAAGAAAGATCAAAGATTATCTGGAGTTAGTCCTGTCAGAACAGGATATGGAACTCAGAAACCGCATTACTATCATCGGATAATCCGTTGTGTTTGAAAAAGCTTGTTTTATTACCTTGAAGGTCAGTTTTATATGTCACGATATTAAATGACCAGAGGTGTTGTACCTGAAGGGGCGGACCATGAACCCAATTCGCTGACCGCCGCCCCTTTTTAAAGAAAGATGAGGATCGTTATGGGAAAATCACAACGGGAAAAAGGAAAGCGTGGAGAACGGGAACTGGCCGGAAAGTTAAGAGACCACGGCTATGACTGCCGCAGAGGGCAGCAGTTCTGCGGGATCAGCGGTGACGCGGATGTGATCGGTCTCCCAGGCATCCATATAGAATGTAAGAGAGTGGAACGGTTAAACCTCCAGGAAGCCATGGAATAGTCCAAAAGGGACGCCAGGACTGGGGAAAAGCCGTGTGTATTCCACCGCAGGGACCGGTCAGAATGGCTGGTCACCATGAGATTAGAAGACTGGATCCAGCTCTACAAAGAGTGGGAGGCTGGACAGCAGATAACGGAAGGAAAGGAAAATGCCAAGACAGCAGAAGCCAGGTCTTAGTTACTTTCCTCTTGATGTCGATTTTTTCACGGATAATAAGATCCGGATCCTGCGTGCCAGGTTTGGCAATAACGGGATCGCGGTATATATCTATTTACTCTGCGAGATCTACAAAAAAGGCTACTACATGGAATGGAACGATGATTTTAAGTTCATCCTGGCAGCAGACCTGAATCTCTCAGATGGGTTCATAGAGCAGGTGCTGACATTCTTGCTTGAACGGTCACTACTGGACAGCACACTTTTCAAGTCGGACACTATCCTCACCTCACCCGGAATACAGAAACGGTATCAGCTGGCGGTTAAGGAACGCGCCAAAAAGACACCGGTGGTAATAAAGGGTTTCTGGCTTTTGGAAGCGGATGAAACGGAACCCTTTATTAAAGTGAACCCTTCTTTTCATTCTTCCCGGAAAAATGAGGATAATTCCCGGAAGAATAACGATAATTCCCGGAAAAATTACATAAAGAAAAGTAAAGAAAAGAAAAGTAAAGAAAAAGAAATAAAAGTAAATAAAGAGAGTGGCGTTGCAGCAGGAGCAGCAACCCTGTTTTCACCGGATTCTTTTGAGATGCTCTGTGTCAATACCCTGATCCATTCCTGTCTGGAAGGATTCCCGGGAGCCAGGGTTCCGGCAACCGACGAAGAAAGGTCCCAGTGGTGTGTCCACATTGAACGGATGCTCCGCATTGACCACCGGACAGAGGAGCAGATCCGCACCGCATTGGAGTATGCGGTCACAAACCAGTTCTGGAAGGCGAATATCCGGAGTACCAAGAAATTCCGGGAAAAGTTTGAAACTCTTTACATGCAGTCGCAGTCAGGAAAGACAGCGGCAAGAGCAACCGATGATAAGGCAGAACGGCTCAGGAGGTGGGCAGAGAATGGATAAGAGGGAATTCGCAGCACTGGCAGCTGCCATGGAAGAGTATTATGGCAGGAACCAGATCACAAAGAGTGCGGCATCCATGGATATCTGGTATGAACTGATCGGGGATATCCCCTATGGGCAGTGCAAGAACGCAGTAAGGCAGCTGATGGCTACAAATAATTTCTTCCCTTCCGCAGCTGAGATCCGGAAGCTTTGTACACAGACAGGGGATCCGGAAGCACCAAGCATAGATGATGCCTGGGGAATGGTCCTGAAGGCAGTAAGGGCTTATGGGTACATGCAGGAAGCAGAAGCCCTGGAAAGCCTGCCGGAACCGTGCAGGAGCGTGGTGAAGAACATTGGCTGGCAGAACATCTGCCGGAGCGAGAACATCATGGCGGAACGTGCATTCTTCCGTGATTCCTATGGTCCTAAGCTCCAGGAGATGAAGCGTGTAGGAATGCTTCCGCCAGGGATCCGGCAGGAAAACAGACAGAGATTAGATGACCAGATCAGAATGGCAGCAGGAAGGCTGCAGTTAGGCGGCGGTACAGATGGAGAAGATGGAAGAAATGCAGGCGGCGGAGCTGGCAAGGCATAGAGTTGACCAGGGAGCCGGCGGGTATTATGCAAAGATCATGGACAAGGACCAGATCATAGCCAGGAGAGCCTATATGAGGAGCATCTTACGTGTGAGCTTCTTCTGGTGCACGATGAGTAACGCACAGCTGGACAACATGAGGCTGTGCAAGGCAGGAGATGATTTTATCGTGGAAGATACCGATAACAGGGAGTTTATCCTGCGGATCGACCGCAGATAAAAAAGGGGGAAGGAAAATGGAAGAGAATACAGCAGTTCTGGATACTCCGGAAGTGGTAAAACATACAGGCGCGGAGTGGTACCGGGATGTATCCCTGGAAGATGCAGAGGTATTTATCCGGTCCAACCTGCAGTCAGCAGTTCGCAGTGTGATCGCAACGGGATTTTACCTTAAACATATCAGAGATAATGAGCTGTACCTGGAAGCAGGATATAAGAACATTAATGAGTATGCCATGGACAGGTTTGGTCTCAGTGCCTCTGCCACATCCAGATACATCACCAGGAACACAAGGTTTTCCAGGGGAGGTAACAGTCCGCTCATAGATGATAGGTTTAAGGACTTCAGCAAGAGCCAGCTGCAGGAGATGCTTGGCATGAGTGACGAGCAGCTGGAGCAGGTCACACCGGATATGACCGTCCGGGA